ATATACTTTCATAGTTTAAAATAGCGTATTCTTCTAATTCTAACCCCCTTTCCATATAAAAATTTGTAGGCTGGTATTCACTTTGGCATGTATGCAACTCTGCTAAATTTTCATAGATAACATCGATATATTGTGAAGATAGTTTGCCTGTTTTTGTTAATATTTTAGAAAAATTACTGGCGGTTAGCTTGCCTTTTCTAATCTCGTTCCATTCTTCACTTTTTTGCTCTATTTTATGTACTATCATTTTTATAACTCCATTGTTTTAATTCATATATAATTTAACATAATAATAATTTATTATCAACCATTATATTGTTAAATTGTTACCAAGATTCTAGCTTAGTATTGGTATCATTTAATTCTGTTAAATTGTTATTGTAACAATAAATTAAATCTGCATTCGGAACGTTTAATTCTGTTAAATTGTTATTGTAACAATAAATTCTTTCAGCATTAGGGGCGTTTAATTCTGTTAATTTGTTATGACGGCAATCAATTATTTTAGCATTAGGGGCGTTTAATTCTGTTAATTTATTATAAGAACAATAAATTCTTTTGGCATTAGGGGCGTTTAATTCTGTTAATTTGTTATTACAGCAATAAATTCTTTCAACATTAGGTGCGTTTAATTCTGTTAAATTGTTATAAGAACAATAAATTACTTTAGCATTAGGGGCGTTTAATTCTGTTAATTTGTTATGACGGCAATCAATTATCTCAGCCTTAGTAGCGTTTAATTCTGTTAATTTGTTATGACGGCAATCAATTATCTCAGCCTTAGTAGCGTTTAATTCTGTTAATTTGTTATTCCAGCAATAAATTTCTTTAGCGTTCGGGGCATTTAATTCTGTTAAATTGTTATAAGAACAATAAATTACTTTAGCATTAGGGGCATTTAATTCTGTTAAATTGTTATAAGAACAATCAATTCCTTTAGCGTTCGGGGCATTTAATTCTGTTAAATTGTTATTCCAACAAAAAATTCCTTTAGCATTAGGGGCGTTTAATTCTGTTAATTTGTTATTGTAGCAAGAAATTCTTTTAGCATTAGGAGCGTTTAATTCCGTTAAATTGTTATTTTGGCAATAAATCGCATCAGAATTAGGAGCGTTTAATTTTTTTATTTTTTTATTTAAAATAGAATCTAATCTTAATTCCCCCTCATCAAAAATAGTTAATGTGTCTTTTTCTATAATATAGTTATACTTGTTTAATTCTTTCATAAAATTTCACCTATTTGCTTTTCGCTTCTTTATCAAGTTTTTCTTTTAATATATTTTTTTCATATGATAATTCTATTCGATATTCTTGCGGAATATCGTTACTCCATAATTCCTTTAACTCTTCTATAGAATTAGATTTTTGCATTTTTTCTAGATATTCTCTTTTTTTATCTTCATTTACATGTTGTTTTTCTTTTTTTTTGTAATTTTCATGTTTATTTGTCGCATCACTGTCTTTTGCATCATCGATAGCAAAAAGGCCGTTTAATGCGTATTTTCTTGCATATGATGACGTTGAACCAGTTATTTGACTTGCGTCCATCTTTTTTTTTGATTCTTCCTCCCTTGCATATGCATGTACCTCTAAAAAAGTACCTGTATTTGATGAAATATCATATACACTAATTGTTGATTTAACATAATGCCTACCATGATAATATTCAATATCATCTGAAATTAAGATAAATAATCCATTTTCAAAAAGAAGTGGTTTGACATCTTCTAGGATATCCTCACATGATCTATATTTATATTCACCAAATGAATTATACCTCTTTTTTTTAGATTTTAACTCTGATTGAACCTTTTGTAGTTTTCTTAATAATTCTTTCATTATATTTACTCCCTTGTTTTTTAATGAATTTATAATATATGTAATAAATAAAAAAGTCAACCGTTTTTTATTTATATTAATACATTGTAATTCACAATTGTTTATTGTATAGTATTGTTAATAACTAAAACAGGAGTATAAAAAATGGAATTATTAACAATAAAAGAATTAGAGAAAAAAATAAAATACAAGAATACAACAATCTACAAATTCATAAAATTCGGTATGCCAGTTTTTAGAATGGGCGGAAAAAATCTTTTTGAATTAGATTCGGTAATGAATTGGCTAAGAGAATATTCTAAAAAACGGGGGTAAATATGGAGGGTTATATAAAACTTCATCGATCATTATTAGATCATCATTTAATGACAAATCAATCATATTTTTTAGTATTTATTCAGATTTTACTTAGATGTAATCATAAAGATAAGAGTATCATTATCAATAATCAAAAAACATTGATAAAAAGGGGGTCTTTTTATACTTCTCTTAGTAAATTATCAGAGCAAATTAATATTCATAGATCGACAATCACACGTGCAATAAAATTTTTACAAAATGATTCAATGATCGAAACGATAGCGATCGGAAAAGGAACGTTAATTTCGTGCGTAAATTATGATAAATATCAAGAATCAAGAAACGATAGCGAAACGATAGCGAAACGATGGCGAAACGATAGTGAAACGATAGCGCGCACAAACAATAATGATAAGAATGATAATAATATAAAGAAAAAAGATATTAATAAATTAATATCTAAAAAAGAAAGTGATAAAAATGAGCAATTTAATATTTTTGAAAGTATCGATAAAAAGAAAAAGTTTGTTAAGCCTGAAATTAATGATATTTTTAAAGAAATATCTAAATATGCATTTTCTAAGAGTCTAAATGTTAATGAGAGGGCTTTATTTTTGCAGTCAGAGCAATTTTTCAACTATTATGAATCTAACGGGTGGAAAGTTGCAGGAAAGCCAATGAAGAGCTGGGTAGCGGCCTCTAGGAATTGGCTATTAAGGTACAGTGAGAATAATTACAATAAAATCGTTAATAAAAAAAATAACGAACAATACGAAACAGAATCTGTGAATGAGATATATGAGTTTGTTAATGAATTACAGAAAAGAGGGTAAATATGAGTAAAGAATTGATCTCAGCATTAAATTCAATGTTTAGAGCGTATGAAAAAGATCCATTGAACAAAGATAAAGAAATGTTTAAATCTTATATAGATTTTTTGATTGATGAAGAAATACAAAATGTTGTAAAATCAATTAGATATTTAGTTAAAAATAATGATAGTCAATATATGCCAAGACCAAGTAATATCATTAAACATGCTAATAGATATAATTTAAGTGAAGATGACGAAAAAGAAATTAAATTTCAATCTTTTTTAGAACGATTCAAAAAGCAATACACTGGTTTTGTTGTAGATGACGACGTTGCCTTAGTTTTAAAAAAAATTGGGCGTGATTTACGTTTTGAAACTACAAAAGAGTTTAGTTTTACATTGAAAGAAGTTCGTAAAATATGGGAGTTTTATTTGTTTTATAATAAAGATAAAAATATACAATTACTAGAAAATAATAGTATAAAATTACTAGATTAAATGATTTTAACAAATATAAATATATTGAAAGTTGTACATATTTTAACTCAACTAGCTAACAAAATGGTTTCGGAATCCGAAGATATAGAACCAGAAATAGCAAATGTTATTAGTGAAAAAATATGGGAAATTATGTAAAAAACTTTGATGATGTAAGGAAATTCTTACCACAATTTCTATCAAAAGAATCCTAAGATGAGATTTTCATGGAGTTATGTAAATGAGTTTAAAATTCCATTGGAAACCATTTAGAACATATGCTCGATATGGTCAAAATTAAATTATATAAGAAAGGTATTTAAATGAGTTCAAAATGTTGCGATGCAAAAACGAAAAAAACAAAAAAAGGTAAGATGATTTGTATAGCTTGTCAGAAAGAGTGTGAGAGAAGATGACCAAAGATCAACTAATAGCTAAACAACAACTTCAAATCGAAGAATACAAAGAAATGCTTAAAAAAAATACTGAGATACAAGCTTTTACAAGTTCAAATAGTCCTGATACAGGATTTTATTCAGAATGTATGACATTAAGAGATTGGTTTGCTGGTATGGCTTTAAAAGGAATGCTTTCTAATCCAGCAACTGAGTTATTTAGTGACGGGAAAAGGGTTCATTCAGAAGAAGCTTACGCAATTGCTTCGTATAGAGTTTCCGATGCCATGCTTTCTGAGCGCGATAATACTAATAATTAACAATGTTTGTGATAACCCCGATCCCCCAAACCGGTCGAATTCGACCCCTTTGGAATTAAAGATAGCATGACAACGAATTGCTGTGGAGAGCCGCCAGTTTATGAAGATAAAAAAGCGATTGTGGCAGTTCCAGAACTTTTAGATGTGTACAAAAAAGCAAAAGATGCAATTGATGAACTAGATGATGCTATAAATGATATGGAGCTAGAAGATAAGATTTGTATTTATGAGTTAAAGGCCGCTATTAAATACCTTGAAAAACGTCATTACATAAATATAAAATCAATGCCTATCGATTGATAGTTATCTTCTGTGAAAAATGATACGTAATTATTCCTACCTTGTATTTTATTTGAAAATGATGTAGAGAAAAATATACCTAAATTATTTGTTATGTAATAAGTGGTTTTGTTTCTAAATGTGTTAATAAAATGATTGTATTTTAATAATGATTTTCTATTTGATGTAAAACCAGTATTTAGTGTAAATTCAGATTTAAA